CCACTCCAGATAGAATTCGGTCGAACTCCAGGTCTCCGATTCCAGGAGGATTTTCAAAAAGGCACCAAGCGGGCGATGTTTCCCGTAGGACTCGTATAGCCTCCGGCCAGAGCCAGCGGTCATCTGCCTCGCCTCGCTGCTTCCCGGCGCGGGAGGCTGGCTGACAGGGAACTCCTGCTGTGAGCAGGAATGGTGCTCTCTCTGCTCGAATTCCGTTATGGAATGTTCTGATATCATCATGTATCGCCACTCCCGGCCATGTCTTGCTTAGGAAGTCCCTGCACCTGCTGTCAATCTCGCAAAACTGCACCGTGCGTATGCCGTTGGCGTGAGCCGCCAACGCGAAGCCGCCGATGCCGCTGAATAGGTCGACGTGCGTCATTCGACTACACCTCCGCACTTCAGGCACACGCGCTTGGGCGCGTACTCGCTGGCCTTGCCCGTCGCCGTCCACCGCCACATGTACCAGTAGCGGCGGCAGTACGGACACCACACGTCCCATGCCGTCGTGCGCTTCATGACGCGTCCTTAGCCGCCTGCGCGTGGCGCACGCGATAGTCATATTCAGTTGGTGTGCTTAGTGGAGTAAGAATTTCGCCCGGCTCCCTCGGCCATGTGATGATTATGTCACTTGAGCTTCTTCTCCGTGCATCGTCTTCGGTCTCTGCCGAGCGCAGTAACGCCTTCACCATCGCCATATTTTCCTCATGCAACACAGCCAGGCACTCGAGCGCGTTCATTACACGCTCTCCTTCTCATGCGCTTCCATTACCATCGCTGTGAGGCGCTCGTTTTGCTTTGCCCGCGCAGCCCAGGCTGCATCCCACGCAGCAGACCACGCAACAGCCTCTGCTGCATCCCGCTCAGCAGCCCGCGAAGCAGCCTCTGCAGCAGACCGCGCAGCAGACCGCGCCACATCCCACGCAACAGCATCCCGCGCAACAGCCTCTGCAGCAGACCGCGAAGCATCCCGCGCAGCAGCATCTGCAGCAGACCACGCAGCAGCCCGCGCAACAGCCCGCGCAACAGCCTCTGCAGCAGACCACGCAACAGCCCGCGCAACAGCCCGCGCTGCAGCCGATGCAGCATCTAGCTCCTCGTCCGTGATTTTGCCATCGAGCCACGCGCGCTTCGCTTCGATTGCTGCCACGCTGCGTTCGTCGGGCTGCTCGACTAGAGCTAGCGCATCCTCCGCACACCGGCAAGCGAACTCGTGCAGAATCTGCGTTGCATCCAGCATCCACAGCACCGTGCGGCGTCGGCCGCACAGTTTGTCGTCGCCCTCAATCACGTCGCCGTCGATTTCCACGCGGCACACGATAGGGCCGCTCGCGTAATGCAGCGCGTCAATCAATCTCGCGCTGCCGTGCATACCATTACTACACAGTTCCGGCTTGCCCTCGCATTCGAGCGTCTGGCCTACCTCTACCAGCCGTCCGTCGCCGTAGCCGAGGCGTTTGTCTTCGCTCAGAAAATGCCACGCAAGCATCACTCGCCCCCCTTTAGCGCCCACGTCAGTATCCCGAGCGCGTCGGCGTTCCAGTCCGTCACCTTGAGGTACGGATACTGCGCTGCCATGAGTTCCTTCATTTTGCGTTTGCGTTCCTTCTTGTCCTTCGGCAGCGTGAACATGCGCTGCCACTTCACCGGCCTCACGCGCTGCACCGGCATGTTGACGCTGTATAGCGCCATTTCCAGGTGGCCAACGTGCCGTGCGAATTTGCAGGACGCGCTGGCGTTGTTGCCGGCGACATGGTAGCCGACGTCCTCAATTACGACGCATGGGCGAATCATGTCCATGCTTAACTGATGCAGCGTGTCGAGAATGCCCGGATACGTGTCTGGCATTTTGATTACCTGTATTTCGTCCCAGTCCTCGATGGCGAAGCCGCCGTTCATGCCGGGATCGATCGCTATAAGGCTCATGCTCCCTCCTAAGTATTGGTCACGGGGCGGGCGTCGCGTGGGTAAGGAAATGGGTCCTTCCTCTATTTCGTCCCAGTCCTCGATGGCTAAGTCCTCGATGGCTAAGTCCTCGATGGCGAAGCCGCCGTTCATGCCGGGATCAATTGCTATACGGCTCATATCGTCACTCCCAGTTCGCGCGCCAGCTCCACTAGCGCGCTGTTGGCGAACGCCGCCTTATCCCTGATGGCCTCGCTCTCGCTATTCGACAGCGCGTCCACGATGCGCTCGCGTATCAGCGCCGGCCCGCGCGTGTGCGCCAGAATGCCCTCTAGGCGCATGAGGTGGCCGCCGCGCCACGTGAAGGCGCCGCCCGTGGCCTCGCTTATGAGCGCACGGTGGTATCCGAGCGTGTCGTCCGGCTCGTGCTCCTGGACGGAATTGAAATTAGCAACGCAACGCAACGCGACGTCGCCGACGGATTCAGGAGAGCGCCCCCTCGTGGTATCTCCCCTTGATTGCTTTGCTTTGCTTAAAGACTTGGTACTGGTATTGGTATTGGTATTGGTATTGGTATTGGTATTGGTAGTGTCCAACAATCGGCACCTTTTTGGCGTTTGTTGGAATTTGTTGGAATTTGTTGGAATTTGTTGGCTGCTTTTTCCAACACTTTTACGCTTGTCTCTAAGCCGTTTCCGCTCAACGACATACTTCGGCGCGTGCTCCCAGTAGTCATGCACTTCGAGCGTGCCATCGTCGTGCAAATCAAGCCATCCTGTGTCTACCAGGACGGCACACAATGTGCCGGCGTCGCCTGTCCACTCGGCGGCAATCTCCACCTCGTCAGCGTTGGCAAAAACGGGATCGCCATCTACGTGCGCGCTCTGCCACAGGTATTCAAGGTGGCCCAGTAGGTGTGGCCCGGGAATGCCGAGCCGGTGCTGGGCTACCTTGAACTTGCGCGTCTGTGTCGTTGAGTGCTTTGCCATTACTACTTGTCCTCGACTTTTCGCCCGAGCACGTGTTCAAGCTCGTCCACGGCGCGCTTGAGCCGCGCCACGGCCGCGTCGAATGCGCACCACGCTGCGTCCAGTCCATCGTCAGTGTGCTTGTCCATGTCCACCTCCTTGCGCACAGTTAATCATAGCCAATATCACCACACTTCGCGACAGCCTTTCGCCAGTCGCCTTTGCAGAAAACCAGCACGTTCTGGTGTACTTTTGTTAGCTTTCGGCTTCTTTTAAACTGCAAACCCGCGCGCATGCCAGCTGAGCCTACAGAAGTTGCAAGAATCGCCTCGTTGTATAATTGCGCGTTGCACTGCTCAAACGCATCAATCGTGATACTCACAAAGTTTCGATAGAACCCGCGTTTATCGCGGAAGTCTCCAACAACCCAACAAGCGAAGGTGTCAGACTTCATGCGACTCACCGTGCGCAAAATGATTCGTTTGTACGCGGCCACAAAGGCGTGCCAATCCATTGTGCTTAGGTCGCGCGGGTCGTCGCTGTATTTTTCCAAGTCGCCATAAGGAGGGCACGAAAGCACCATGTCAGCTTCCGGCGATTCCCTAAGCGTTTCCATGCTGTCGCCGCAAACCCAAATAGGGCGCACCGCAGTTGCTATGGTGTCGAGCTGCATTTCGTTTGCGGCCACCTGTTCAGGCCGCAAGTCGCAGCCCCAATAGCTCCTGCCAAGCGCACCGGCAACTATGCCTCGGACGCCGCCGCCCGCAAAAGGGTCAACGATCTGACCGCCTTTAGGGCTAAACCAGCGGTAAGCGAGCTCCGCTAAAACTGGGTCAAAAACGCTGCTGTTTAATATCTTTTTTGTTTCTGTTATATTCTTTGACATCCGAAGCAAGTCTTTTTTTCGCCCTAATTCGCTTGCGAGTCCACAAGACAGCCAAGACCGCTTTCGCTCCTGCCAGAATCCGCTGCGCGCATCCAAGATCGTAAAAGGCGGCATCGTAAATTTCTCCGCCAATACCCCGCTTGACTTGGGCTTGATCGTATCGCCGAAAAGGTCAATGCCAAATAAAAGATGTTCAGCATTTTCCATGTCCACCTCCTTGCGTTCCATGCCTTGTTTGCCGCGCCTTGCCTGCCATGCCTCGCCGGGCCGTGCCCAGCCCCGCCTAGCCCCGCCTCGCCTGCCTTGCCTCGCCAAGCCGTGCCCTGCCAGGCCCAGCCTTGCCAAGCCTGCCTTGCCACGCCGTGCCTCGCCGAGCCACGCCAAGCCGGGCCTCGCCACGCCATGCCATGCCTGCCTTGCCGAGCCTCGCCTTGCCCCGCCGCGCCCGGCCGTGCCGGGCCGTGCCTACGCCGTTGCCGTCGCAACGGACTGAGACGCCACAGGCGCGGCCCTGAATCGCTCAGGGTGCGCCTTGCGTTCCGCGTGCTGTGCCTCAACGGCCTCCATTGCAGCAAACACGCTCGTGAGTTCCTTGATGGCTTTGTACTTCGCCTGGAACGCACGCATTTCAATCAACGCGCTCTCAATGAGCTGCTCTCGCCACGTGTCGTTCGCGAGCACCTCGTTAATCTCGCGATAGCCGCCGTCGCGCTTGCGATCATTCGGCAGACTCACGTACGCGCGCACCGGCTCCGTATTCGGCCTAAGCACCGTGACGCGCGTGCGAATCACCTCACGCGCTTGCAGAATGCGATAGGCATCACCGGCGATCTTATCGTTCCATTCGAACTCCTGGTGCAGCGCCGTATCGCTGTTGCGCGCGAACTGCACCACGTCCTTCGGATTGAGAATGCCCTTGTGCTTGCGCCGAATTGTCTCCAACTCGTGACGCAGTTTGTCCTCGTAATTCATCATTCACCCTCCTCTGCGAGCCGGAACATGCCCCAGCCCATGCCTTTGCTGTTCTTCGAGAATGGCCGCCCTTCGCCAACACCAATCTGCGCACCCGCGCGAAGCAGAAGGTTCGCGACGTCACTTACCGAAAACTGATCCGCGTCGAAACGAATGCGCACGTTTGCTTCCCACCCGGGCTCCCACATAGGCCGTGGCCGGATGTCACAGACGCCAGTTTCCAGGCGCACGGCAAGTTCGAGATATTGCGGCTCGCCCTTGGTAATGCGCACAAGCGGCGTAGCGTCGTCCGCATCGAATCCGTCAGCCACGACGAATACGCTGCATCGGGCGTGCGTCATTTTGAATCCCACCATACGACAGGCGTCAATCATGGCGTTACGGAACGCGGGAGCCGGAATGCCATGCCCGCCGTCCACCATTTTGTGCATGGCGTCCTCGTAGCACTGGGTGAAGTCTTTCGCCTCGCGCTTGCGCTTGCTCCTCGACTGCGTTCCCGCCTCCTGAGTCTCCTTCATCGTCTGTCTGGCCTTCGCACTGAACTTGTTCTGCACGTAAGGCGACGTGCCCACGATCTTGAATTCAGCCGTGCTGAAATTCGGTGCCTTGATTACCACGCCAACGTCGTTCTTTGTACTCATCTCGTCTCCTCCTGTTGTTCTTTCGCTTCATTCAACTGCCACGCCTAGCCTTGCCATGCCTCGCCTGGCCATGCCAAGCCTCGCCACGCCTGCCACGCCTTGCCCCGCCTAGCCGAGCCTTGCCTTGCCGAGCCACGCCGCGCCAAGCCTGCCGTGCCTGCCTTGCCCTGCCACGCCCCGCCCCGCCCTGCCCGGCCACGCCCCGCCAAGCCTTGCCTCGCCTGCCGCGCCTTGCCCTGCCACGCCCAGCCCAGCCACGCCAAGCCAAGCCGCGCCTGCCTCGCCTTGCCATGCCGAGCCTTGCCTAGCCATTAAAACGGTATGTCCTCGTCTGCCGCTGGCGCGTCCTGTGCCATCGCGTCCAGCTTGCTTTCCGGCTTCGCGTCCTGCGCCAGCGTGTCCCACGTCAACGACTGAACCCTGTCGCAGAGCACAACGACTTTCGACCGATTCGCGCCCGTCGCCTTGTCCGTCCACTGCTCGGTAGACAAGCGCCCTTCCACGTATACTGGCGCGCCCTTCTTGAGCTTGGTACCCAAGTATTCGGCGCTCTTGTCGAAGCACTTGGCGTCAAAGAAATGCGACTCCTGCTTCGTCATGTTGTCCCTGTCGCGGTAATTGCGCGTGTAGGCTAAGGAGAACGTCGTGAATGCCTTGCCGCTCGCGCTGTAGCGCAGCTCGGGATCGCGCGTGAGGCGGCCCGCGAGCTGGACGCGCGCAATGTCTGGTATCCGCAAATCAGCCATGTCTAGTCCTTTCTGTTCTGTTAAAGTGCTGGACGCTGGGAGCACGCAAGTAAGGAGGCCAGCGCCCAGCATTGGGAACTACGCGCTATCACGGGCGCGTAGCCGGTCGCGTAAAATGCCCCGTGGCCGCTTGTATCACCGGCCTTAGGTTTTCAAATCGCTGCCATTGCGAGCGCACAACCACGGGGCAAACTCGATTCAACTTTCTGGAAATACCGGATAGTTGCTA